CAAGAAACACATCAACCTCCCTACATCCTTTAGGTACGATCCAGGTATAATTCCCGGCAGGATAGAACCTCTTGGTGAACAACTGCAACTTCTTCCGTCCCATCATCGATCGTCTCATCTACGCCCTCCTTTCTTACGATAAGAGGTCGTAACTTCTTTATTTAGAGAGCATTTTACCCCCCCCGTTTAACTTTTAATAACATAATCTGTTTCATTGCTTTACCTCCTGTACAATTGTGGGCAAGTCTTTCAAGTCGTTCGGATAACCTGTAACGGTTGTCAGAATGCAGAGATAGATCACACCGTATTGTTCATAATATTTGTCTTTCTCGAATGCCATACCCTGCACGTATGGAATAGGATCATCAAGCGTGCCTGCGTGCTCATCTTCAACGATCTTATACAGTGAAGCAGTTTCTATGCCCGGTTTCCAGTCGGCTTGCAGCTTGTGCTTTTGTATCACTTCAAACAAAGTGTCGCTTTCTCCTTCCACTACTCGAAGCCGGAAGCCTATTTCAACTTCCTTGCCAAACTCCGCATTTTTCTCACCCCAAATGGGGAATAAGACCTGCATCTCCAACGCTTGGCTGGCTGTGAGAGACACGCTGTTCATCATCGCACGGGCAAAGGTCACTGCCTGCGCTTCCGGGGATTTAGCGATTGCCTTATCTGCTTTAGTTTGCAAGGCTGCCGTTGTTGTATGGATCATTTCAGGATAGCCTTCCACCACGATAGCTTCGACCTCCTCGGCTGTTTGGGCGGCATCGATACGGGATAGCAAGCCGTCTGTCACCTTGGCGCACTGCTCCGAATAGTCCGCTATTTCGTCAAGAGCAACCGTTAAGATATTCGAGGCGTACAGATGACCGCCTACTTCGACTTCTTCCTGCCGGCCACACTTGTCTTTCAGACGAAGCGTATCACCGGCATAGGCATCCTGTTCGTCGATGTAGTAATGATGGATGTCTTTGTCGTAGATTTCCTGCCGTTTGGCATCACGGGCACGCCAGAGCAGTTCTTCCGGTGTCGGCTGTGGTTCCGGTGTCAGTGCCATATACCAACACTCGAGCGGTGATGCCTCCGGATAGTCGTTATGATACTGTTCCTGCTCTTCACTAAGCAGGAGATAAGCGCCATCTTCGTAATTTTCGATATTGTCGCCAACAAGATAGGAATCAGGCAATTCTTGTTCCAATTCCAAAAACTGAATGTTTTTTTGAATATACAGCATATTGTCTTATTTATATTTCATGTAACGAAGTATTATGATACCGGAACCGCCTGCGCCAGAATAGCATCCTCCTGAGACATTGGAACCACTTATATAAAAAGAACCTCCTCCTGAGCCCGTATTGGGTTCTCCATTAGTAGGTCTTCTCGAAATATCTCCGACATAACCGATACCACCGCCACCTGGTGCTGATCCGGAACTATATTCTCCACCACCTCCACCACCTCCGGCGTACAATTTATTATTGAACGGGCATCTGGTAGTACTCCCTTGACCGATTCCAGGCATATCACCTGCTCCATTAGAACCATCACTTCCACCAATATATCCTGCCGTCTTTTCTGCAGGTCTTCCACTACCACCACCTGATCCCCCATCGCCCCCTCTTCCGGAATATCGACCTCCATTTCCGCCAAGAGCTTTTATTGAATTAGATTTAAACCAGGACTCTGACCCTGGAAGACCATTCTTCTGATCATCGTAAGCAGACATCGAAACTACACGATCTCCCCCTTTCCCTATTGAATAGCTAACAACACTTTCTGGAGTAACAGGCACATCAAGATATGTTTTAACATACCCCGATCCGCCCCCTCCACCACCTCTTTCAGGGCCTGACGATGCACCAGAGCCACCGCCACCAACAATGAATACATCAACAAATTTACAACCAGCTGGCACCATCCATGTACCGGATGATTTTAACTCTTCCACAACTTCTACCAATTCTCTCTTTCCCATCATCACCCTTCTCTTCATCTCTCACCTCCTTTCATTATACTCTCACGACAATTATCCCATGTTCTTTTTTCAGCGATACCCCTGTGGCTTTACCAGCTGGCAGTTCAACGCTTGTTTCCTCCGATTGCCAGCCCGAACCGTTCGGGATCGGTTGGTTAATCGTTGATCCGGTGTTGTTCTTAATGGACAGATAAAACTCCTGCATCTCGGGAACGCTTCCTATATTCGCAAAGTTGATCGCCTGCACAGATGTACTCGAATAGGTAAAACGCAAGTTATACGGTGATGAAGGAAGTGACTTTAAGGTACTGACATCGACATACTCTTTCAACCTCAAAGAGTCCGATACCTTCGTTTTCTCTTCATTGCTGTAATTATTGTCGGTATGGACATAAGCAGCGTCCTTGACCGTATGGTCGTCATTCTGTAACTGGGATAGCCTTGTCGGAATCGCCTGCTGGACGTTTGTGATGCTCTGGTTCAGCCCGGCAATGATCCCTTGCAACGTCTGTGTGTCCTCTACGTTGGCAAGAAAAGCGATGATCTCGTTAAATGACTCGATGGCACTCGATGCGTCACCCGAAACGAGCGTGTTGACTTGCTGCTGCAAGGCTGTCAGCGCGTTCCTGATTTCCGTGTCGTCGTAGCTTTCCCCGTCCTGTCCTTCGGCTACCACCCCCGTATCCTCTTCGCCTATTTTCCAATGCTTGGTTTCCGGATCGATCGAAGGAACCGGGGCATCGTTTCCCCGAAGGTTCGGGGTGTCGAACTTACCTTCAGCCGTCGTGATCGTCAGGATATAGGTCGTGGCATCATTCGTTTTAACTGTGACCTTCACCTCCTGCATGACGGCCGGCAACTGGGCAAACGTATGAACGCCATCAGCCAGCTTCATGTTGAATTTACCGTTTTCCAAACGTTCAAATAACCAGACTGATGTAGGGTAGACGGTTGCGTTATCGGCCCATTCAGCCGTCGTCAGTTCGATCTGTTGATAAATAAATGCACCTTTCTTACTCATTGCTTAAATATCCTTGTTTTATCGTTCGTACTGATTCATTGTAATAATTGGCTCCTGTCAGATAAACATTACCGGGCAAGGCTGTACCGCTGCCGGATTCCTGCCACGAGGCTTTTCCCCCGGCAAGATCATAAAGCCGGTAGAATACATATTCGCCATCTTCCGCTACACGCACATCATCACCGATACGAAAATTGATGGTTGTACCGTCGGTATTGACATAGCTCAATGTATTTTCGTCCGGGATAGCCTCCAACGTCGGGATCTCCGGTTTGTTCTTGATGTAGTTCTTATTGACAGGATCGGTAACGTTCCAGTCGGGTTGCAGTCCACTGATGACTCCTTCGGCGGCTTCGGCTGCACGATTGGCGCGGTCGGCGGCTGTGTTGGCCTTGCCGGTTGCGACTATGGTATCTTCCTTTGCTGCATTAGCAGCCAAAGCAGCCGTATCCGCCAGCCCTGCCTTTTCATTGGCCAGAGTAGCGGCAACATTGGCTGTATTTGCCGCCTTGTCTGCATTTTCTTTTGCCGTGTTTGCGGCCAAAGCTGCATCCGTCGCCGATTTTGTAGCAGTCTCGGCAGAAGCTATGGTATCATCCGCACGCTCTACAGCCGCATCAGCATTTTCGGCGGCAGTTGTAGCCGAGGATGCTGCTTCATTCGCTTTATCCGTTGCGGTATTGGCATTTATTGTTGCTGTGTCAGCCTTTCCTGCGGCATCATTGGCCTTTCCTGCGGCTATATTGGCTTCAACAGTTGCTTTATCTGCTTCTTCCTTTGCCATATTGGCTGAAGCTGCTGCGGTATCGGCATTCTCGGCTGCGGTATTGGCTATACCGGCTTTTTCCTCCGCCAATGCAGCGGCAGCAACAGCCAATTTGGTCGCTGCATTAGCATCTCCGGCAGATTGAGTTGCTTGACCAGCTGCGGCATTTGCTAAAGCTGCGGCATCATTTGCAGCCTTGGTTGCCGCCTCTGCGCTCACTTTTGCGGTGTTTACATTCGATATAGCAGTATTAGCTTCCTCCTTAATTTGGGACATCTGTTCACGAACCTCTTTTGCCGCATCCGTTGCCGGCTTCATAAGTTCGGCCTTATCAGTCTCTGTCAGATCAGAAAAATGCAGTTTCAATTGATCCACTTCTGCTGGTGTCAGATCGGAAAACTTCATTTTCAATTCTTCACGGTCGAAAATATCCACGTATGCACTATCCGGCTCACCTTCGTATTTCATTTGAAGCGTACCGTTCAACTTTCGAAAAACCGGCTTCTCTCCTTTCGGCCCACGAATTTTCTCAATTTCCAACAGATTCTGCCAAGCACCATTAGCTCCTTGTTTCCAAAGGATGTATTTATCGTTTATCCCTAAAAACGCACTAAGGCCGGGATCGCCCTGTTTACCTTTCATTGCAGAGGGCAAAGCACGCTTAGGTCTCCCACCCTGAATGATCAGGATCATATCATTATCGGTTATTGTTCCGGCTGCCGGAAGCAAATTAGCCCTGATTATTTCAAATTCTTCTGCCATATCAATTGAAAACTATTATTCTACCTTGCTCGTCTGCCAATAACCCCAAATCCGGATCCTTCAGCACACGGTAACGAACATCACCGCCGGCATCTATCCAACTCACTACGGGAGCAACAACAGAAATAGTGAATCTTGCCCCTATCCGGTTCTCCAGCCAGACTTCCACAGAAAAGGACGGGCAATCCGTATAGTACACCTGAATGATACCATCCAATGTCTTAATATATAATTCCTGATTTCCTACACCGGATATCTGGCTAAAGAATGCCCGATAATTATTCAGAAACTCTTCCACACTGCCGGCCAACATCCAAAGGGACAGTTTTATTTCCCTATGCTGGGTTTTGATTGTCGAAAGGTCTACCGTACGGCCATCGGTGAACGGCGCCTTAACCGCAGGATATTTCAAGATGTCCTCCTGGTTATCGTCCGATCCTATACCGAAGTCTGCAAAGTCTATCCCATTAATCGCATACTGCCCGCGAAGCCCGATACCGCCGGCCGGAGTTGCCGGATAAATGGCATGATTGTCCTCGACAAAAGAAAGTTCAAACACAGATACGTTCTCCCCTGCATTAAATGGCACAGGCTGTTCGTGAGAAGAGCCGGCATTGAAGCGTAAGCGGTTGGTCATACCGGCAATAAGATTGAATTCCCGATAGCTCGGTGCGGACAGATCAGCAACAAACTTTCTATACCCAGACCAGAACTGCTCAAGCGTTTCTGCCTTCATGAGGAATTTCAACTTGACGGTCTTAGGTTCGAACTCCACAACCGACAGATCGGGATCGATCCCGTCGGCTTCCGCCCAGTTGTTATATTTGACTGCCTTACGTTTGGGGTATTTCAGAAGATCATCAAAAGAACCTTCCAATAATTTACATCCCCATTCAGTATATACGTCTTTTCCATCTATTGTCATAATACACGTGCTGTATGGTCTTTATGAGTTATTACCTTACCGCCAGCGTTCTTTACGAACACCACGGCATAGTTACTCGCATGGATCTCGGCTTCCGCCCCGTGCATCAGGATCACGTTGTAGCGGCCGATCGTATCAAAATGAAGGATTGCCTTGGAACCGGCCAAGAATACCTTCACCGGATTCGTCAGTTTCACGTCCGTCTCGATATAGATACCCATGCTTTCGGCCTTCTTGCCCCGGAACTCCCGTAATTGTTCCATAGACGGGAAATTATTCTTCGTGCAGAACTCCGTACCCTGCGGCGTCAGCAGAAGGCGCATAAGCTCTTCTTTGTTTTCCGTGCCATGCAACAACCTACAGGCACCTAACCGGTTTGCGATCTCAAAAAACTCTTTGTCCATCATGTTACATTTTTACTTTTACGTTAATAGTACCTTCCAAGGCATCAACCGTGCCTCTGGTGTTCTCCGATATCTTACCGGCAACCTCTTTGATCTCTCTCGTATTCTCGGCGATCCGATCGGTATTCTTTTCCACTTTATCTGATAGTTCGCGGATGGCCTTCACATCTTCCCAACCTCTGGATTGCATATCATAGATCAGCCTCATTTGTTCACGGATCGGTTGCATACCGCCACGGATATCTTCCAGCAGGATACGGACGGCCCCGGTCTGTCCAGCCAACAGGTCGATGCTCTCCTGCGAGGCTTTGGCATACGCGCCTTTCAGGGAGTTTTCGGATATATCTTCTTCTTTCTCCGGCTCTTCCACCTTATCTTTCATCAGGCTATCAGCCCAACCGAACTGCCTGTCAATCTCCTTTTGCAGTTCTTCCGCCATATTATAGATATAATCCTGTTCCCAGCCGGAAAGGACATTGTCGGCATAGAACTCCTTCAGCTTGTCACGAATCTTCTCCATTGCACCGGAAGATTCCGTTGCAGCCTTGATGGATTCTGTGACCATCTGCCGCATCATTTTTTTGACGGTATCTTTCGCCGATTCTGCCCGGTCTTCACCGGAAGCCCATGCTTCGGCTTGTGCGTTAGCGAAGTTGTCAATGGCGGATTTCAGGTTTTCCCCGAAGATGGCATCTTTGGCCTTCTCCTTGTTTTCTGCTATAACGTCGTTGATTTCCTCGATTTGTTCCTGCCACTCCTTGATACGGCTGTCATCAGTTTTTTTCTTGTCCTGTTCCTCTCTGATCTGTTGCTGGATAAGGATCTTCTGTTGCTCCAGCAGCTTGTTGTTCTGCTCAATCATTTTGGAAGCATCCTTTGAATAGGCCTTCTCGATTGACTTTTCCAACTTACCGTAAGATTTATCCAATGTATCAATTTGATCCTGCAATCGCTGGATACGTTTCTCGTTCTTCTTGTCATGGATTTTGGCGATGGCACCGGCCAAAGAGGTAACTACGCCAATGGCAGCACCGGCAGACGCACCAATCGGTCCGAACATGGAACCGGCTTTCGCACCGTTCATTGCAGAACTTACAGTGTCCATAGCCACACTGAAGCCTTCGGCTATCCCGCCGAATACACCACCAAACGAATCTCCGAGCTTCGAAAACGTATCAGAAAGGAACTGTCCGGCCTGCATGATCTCATTCATGCCCTCCTCTATCTCAGCCAAACCCTCTTTTAACTTCTTGGCATCACTTTCAGAGGTAAATACTTTTTTAGGCCATTTGAAACTTTATTAAAAGAGGTTTCCATTTGGTCGGCTTCACGGCGGACATTGGCTATTTCATCCTTGATGGCCTTCAACTGATCCGGTGACTTGCGAAGCACATCAAACTGCTCTTTGGTAATACCGAATGAATTATCAGATGAATATTCCCCTCTTTCAAGAAAAGACAAGAATTTTTCCGCTTCATCCGCAATGGCACGAATAGAGGTGATATTCTTTTTACTCATATCATCAAACAACCGGGTGATGATGGAGGTGCTCTTTTGGGCTTCATTATCCACGTCCGCCAGCTCTTTCTTCATACCTTCTGCAAGGGAAAGCCGTTCACCTTCCGTTGTGGCCTTTGCTATCTTCTCATTATAAAGCTCCGTGATAGCCTGACGCTTTTCCAAATATGAACCATATTCTTTCAGGTATTCGTTCATGGCGCGTTCTTCTGCTTCTATCTGCTCATGGATAACATCAGATGTCGCATTTCCTAATTTGGCCCCAGCATTGACTTTTGCCATTCGGATCTCAATCGTCTGCTTTTTGGTCAACTTTCCTCCTTGTGCCTCTCTCCATTCTTTTTCTCTTGCACGGATAATATCCAACTCCCTGTCATAATCAAGATTCAACTGGGCGATCTTCTTGTCGGAACCTTCTTTCATTAGGTCAATTTCGGATTGCTGGTTTTGACGACGAAGGGATAAAAGTTCCTTTTGAAGTTTTTTCTGTTTCTCAAGTTCTTTCTGATCTACAGGTTTTGCAAACTTCGTCTCTTCTTGTTTTGATTGTTTATTTACCAAAGCCTCTGCTTTTGTACGATCTTTTAATCCTTGTACAACGATCTCTACTGCTTTCGCATGTTCTATCTTTAGCTGCTCATTTCGTTTTCGCAACCGACGTAATTCAAGTGCTTCTGGGAAGCTAGTGTCAATCCAACTTTTTTTATCTAATTGAGAAATCCGTTTACTATTTTTAGCCATCTCTTCTTCAATGGAATTCACAGTTGCACGTTGTTGTGCCATAGTACGATCATCTATCGACTTGGACAACATCTTATTGACTTCAACCATATCCATTAAAAGGAATTTCTGTAGAGAAAGATTCTTCAATTCATTCGGATAAAGCTCTTGTAACTTTTTATAAGCTTCAACCTTTTGCAAAGTGGACTTATTTTCATCTTGCAACACACCCAACATTTCTTCCGTCTGACTTCTCATTCCGTCAGACCATTCTCTCATTTCTGCGACTCTCTTATTATGAGCAGCCAATGCCTTTTCTGAAGCTGTAGCCTGTGTCGCAAGTTTGAATATTGCATATCCCAATGCGGTAACACCTGCCACAGCTAATACATATGGGTTTGCAAGAGCTGCCTTTCCTGCCGCCAACATAGCAACAGCCTGTTTTCTTAAAGCACCGGTAAGTAATGCTGTAGCTGTCGTATGTTGAATTGTCGCTAACCGGCTTAGAGCAGATGATTTTACATACGAATGTTGAGCTACCTGAACTAATAGAATAGCTGTTTTATATGAAAGAAAAGCTCCAGCTGCATTCTTTACCAACGATTCAAGGTTTGATATTGTACCTTCTATATCGTTATTCTCAAATGCTTCATTAAAAGCCTTGGCAATATCGGAGACTTCTTTCAGAATCTTCTCTCCCAAAGGACGCAAATAGGCCTGTACATTATTAGCCAACAATGTAAGCTGATTGTCTGCAGCATCTTTCATCTTCTCAAACGCGGCTTCCGTAGCTCCTAAAGAGTTCTGTAACTCTCCGAGATCACTCGCTGCCGACTTAGCATTCTTTCCGGTCAAAGCCAATGTTGCAGCCAATCCTTCATCCGTACCGAGCATTTCCTTCATCTTAGAAGCAGAACCGCCAGCCTTCTCATTAATCAACTGCAATGCTTCCTGGAAAGTACGCCCTTGAAAAGCGGCATCCCCAAGTTCCCCAGCAGTACCCTGGAT